TACCAGTACAAAACAGCATCTTGGGCTTGGCGTGGATCTTGCCCTTTTTGGGCAGATCGGCAAAATTGCATGGGAAGCGTTCCGAACTCTTTAGATCGATGAAAGCAACCTCATCCGCTCCGACTTGACCGGGAGTGCTCCTGACCTGACCAAAATCGGGGAAAAGAATAACCGGTTGATTGATGTAACCCTCCCAGTATTCTGACGATTTTGGTTTGGCGAAAATCAAGTCGTTACCTATTCGCATCTCTTCGTGGCGAAACGGTGAGATCACCCTCGCGCAAAACTCAGTCATAAACATGCTCGTAAGGGTACTCTTGCCAATTGCCGATTCACCCGACACGTAAACGGCAACAGGTACCGGACGAGCCAATTGAACAGCTTCTGATGGCATGAAATCGAGAAATCCTGCTTTCATGCGTTCGTCAAGCAATTTCATCCCATCTTTGACAATCCCGGCGAGTCTAGGGCGTTCCAATGCGGAAATATCCACATCCAAGGCCCTACCTTCATCCGCCAGAGTCATCAGATCGGTTCGCAATTGCCTATCATTCTCTTTGATCATGATAGTCTTGACAACATCACGATACCACTTCTCAAGTTTGATGTGCCCGGAATCAACAAAACGTGTTGGGCCATAACCGAGACAATCATGGGTCACATAATTGAACACGGCTTGAGCGGCATTCAGGGCTGGTTCAATCATGTCTGACGCGGCATCACCCACTCTGAAATATTGTGGTAGGCTGGTGTAGAACTTTTCAGTCCTAAATGCAGCTGGCGTGACACAAAAAAGACTACCAAAGGCGACGGCCAAAACGTGCCACACACCTTTAGTTGGACCAAATGCCTGCACTTCAGGGCGACCACGCAACTCTGACATTCTAGAGGTAAAATCGTCAAAAGCACCCAATTTGTAGGAAGCGGAGAAGATCCCCAGCACCCCGAGAGCGGTCATCACATTGTCCACAACATCACCCGTTCGGGCGGTGCGTATACAATAGATCCCTGCGCACAAAATCAGAACCAGCTTACCAAGGAACATCAATTGCTCGGCGGTCTCAGCAGTGTTGCCAACTTTACGAATGGCCTCTTGGACTTGCGTTTTAACCTCAGACAACTCACTAAGGGGTCCTTTGAGCTGAGAGACAAATTTGCTCGATATCGTATTCGCAAACGAGTCAAACACGTTCATCTGAACACGAGGGATTGAACAAGTCGCACAACGACCACAAGTGCAACATGTGTACTTAAGCTCAAATACGCACTGATCGAATGCTTTCTTCCACTTCTGACCTTCGTATTCTGTGTACAGCATTGAAAATTCATTTGCAATCGACATGGCATCACCTACGCCCATCTCATCCGCATCAAACAACTTTCGACGAAGATGGAAATCATCGGATCTGGCAAGCTCACGTTCCCACCGACGAACAATCCACCTCAACTGCTGCAGGTCGTTTGGAGAATGACGCACCGTGAAGTCGAACTTATCACCCCACCAACAACCGGATGGCTCCGAAGGAGGGAGAATCTGAGCTTTTCGGCGTTTCTGCTTGGGCGGAGAGAAACCTGGTTCGCGCTCAAAAAGTCCAAACGCATCCTGCACCATCGGCAATGGTTCGGGCGTGCTAGGTGGAGGAGGGACCAGACTCGGACTCGAGGAACAATGCCATCTGTACTCACGTAACAGAACAGCACGCATTGGATCACCAACAGCCAGATCATCAATCTCCCACAACATCATTTCCTTGATTCGCTGGTGGACGGTCAAGGGATGTTCGGTGGACACCTCCCACGGCCCCGGATTCTCCTCAATGTCACCAGCTTGGGCACGCACAAACGATCCATCAAATTTAGCGCCTGTGCAATCAACAATCAATTGCAGAACGCCTTCAAAGACGACATTTATCGCCTCCGAAAGATCGAGAGCTCTACGCTCCTGTTCTTCTCTCAAAAATTTAATGACGTTCAAATTTGCTTCCATCTCCTTGCGAACTTGTGAAATCTCCTTCAAAGGCCCCGGATTCTTCTCAACATCACCAGAGCGTGCTAACATAAGACCAAGATAATCGTCAAAATTCTTGACGAATTTCCAAGGACTCTGTTGTAGGTTGACACACTCGGCCATGTGCTGCAAAATGAATTGCTCATGAAAGGTCAAATTGGGCGGGTAGCCTCTGGAAGACAAATAGGTCGCATACTCGTGCAACCTATTACTGTACCTCTTAGCCAGGTGCTCGTTCGGAAGGTCGTCAAGAACGCACCGAACCATCTCAGCAACCAACAACGCACGTGTTTCCAAATCGTGGTGATTTTGAGGGCGATTGTACGCAACAATTGCGAACGCGGCCTTGTCGAGGTTTCTGAGCTTCAACTCATTCCCAGTGTGGACCACGTGCGTTTTGTAAGCAGGTCCGGGATTCTTCTCAACATCACCTGAAAGGGCTAGCAAAGAAAAATTAAACAAAC